AGCTCCACGGCCCCGGATTCGAGATCCGTGATGGTCTGGGCGCTGGTCTTGGCCTTCTTGGCCAGTTCGCTGACGCTGAGGCCGCGATATTCGCGCCAAACCCGCAGGTTATTGGGCGGCCCAACCTGTTCTTCCTCGTCACGCGGGGGCGTCAGCCAGGGCTCGCCCGTACCGTCGAGCAGCCATTCCCAGCGAACCTTGAACAGTTGGGCGAACTTCTTGGCGTATTTGTAGTCGAGGGTGATGAACTTGGCGGAGCCTGGCCCTCGCTCGTAGCACCGATAGGTGCCGTCCTTCATGCCCGCGGCCATGGCTGCGGCGGTCGCGCTTTCGAACTGGCGCCGCCGGGCCCACTTGACCCGCTCCCAGAGTTCCAGATCGCGCCAGCTGTTGTCGGCCATGATCATCACCGCCTTTCGAAATCCGGCGGCAAGTTACCATTTATATCGTTACCATGTGTGCCGCGGGGCTTGACCGCGTACCGTACCGTAAGTAACGTTCCCGCATGTCACGTTCCATAGCCCCCACGCCTCTCGCTCCGACGGCGCCCTCGCCAGGCTGGACCCCCGACCGGGAGGCCATGGCCCGACGATTGTTCATCGACGAGGGGCTGAGCGCGGCGCAGGTCGCCGAGGCGCTGGGCGGCGGGCTGAGCCGTGGGGCGGTGATCGGCAAGATGCGGCGCCTGGGGATTTGCAAGCAGGCGCTGGTCGGCGCGGTGGTGCGGAAGGTCGAGGTGCGGACGCCGCGGCGGACCAGGCGCGCGCCGGCCGACGACTGGATGACCCGTCGTTCGCCGACCTGGCCGCCGCGCCCGCTGCCCCCGCTGCGCGAGGCGCCGGCGCACGGATCGCCGGCCATCCTGGCCTGCCTGGCCGCCGGCGCCTGCCATTGGCCGCTGGACGATCCGGGCGCGGGGCGGATGCACGCGACGCTGTTCTGCGCGGCGCCCGCCGGGGACGGAACCTATTGCCCGGCGCACGAGGCGCTGGCGCGGCGACCCGGGACCGGTCGCCCGCGGCCATGAGCCAGCCGGTGGAGGAACTGGCGAGCGAAGCCTTGGCGGCGGCGCTGGAACGGGCTGGGCATCGTCCGGCCGCGTGCGCGGCGCTGATGCGGCTGGCCGGCCAGGCGCTGGCGCGGCTGACCAGCCACGACGACGCCTGCCGCCTGCACGCCCAACTCGCCCGCCGGCACGCCGAGAAGTCCGCGCGCGGGCGGCCCTAGTTTCCGCGCCAGGTAAAGACAGGAGAGCCCCATGAAGGAAACGTCCGCCCGCCGCCGCGCCCCGGCCGATCCGCGTCCGACGATGAATACCGAGCTGACACGCGACGAGATGCGGCGTCTCGCGAAGGCCGAGCGCAAGCTGGCGGGCGCCGATCCGACCCTCGCCGCCAGCGGCCGGCGGGAGATCGCCGAACTGGAGCATCGGCGCCGCGAGCGCCTGCGAGACTCCGAACTGGCCGCGGGCCTGGCGGAAACGGCGGCCCTGGCGCGGGCGCGGGGGGAGGAGGTGCGGGCCGAGCGGGTGCGCATCGCCAGCCCGGCGGTGGACGACCAGGGCGCGCGCGTCGTGCGCCAGGGCGAGCCGGTCTGGCGCCAGGAGACGGTGTCGCGCGTGCGGATCTGCAGCCGGGGCGGACTGCAGCTGGCGTTCGAGCGCGGCGACCTGGACGGCGGACCGTACAAGGCCGAGCGGTTGCTGGAGGTGGGCCGGGCCTACCGCTGGGCGTTCGAGGCCAGCACCGGCCTGACCACGGCGACGCGCGACCTGGGCCAGGTGTCGGCCCGCGCGCCGTTACGCTCCAGCGCCGGGCCGCAGGATTCGGTGTTCGCCGCCGGGGAGGCGCTGCGGGTGTATCGGCTGGGCCTGGGCGAGCGGCGGCGGCGGATGCTGGACCAGGTGTGCGGGCTGGACATGACCGTGCGGGCGGCGGCCCAGGCGATCAAGGCCGATCCCAGGACCGCGCGCCGGCTGCTGGTGGAGGCGCTGACCCAGGCGTCGGACAATCGCGCCGGCGGCGCGGCGGCCGGACAAGCCGCTTGACGAATCGCCACGTTTATGGTGTTACTTTGGGTGTCGGCGGTGAAGCGGTCGGGGCGGGGCCCCGCCGACCGGCCTGACGGAGCGGCCGAGCGTTGGACGCCGCGCGGTGAATTCCAGGACAAGCCAGCCGGAGTAACGCGTTGGGTAACGACGCCGGAGCGGACGATGCGCCGCCGCCGCCCTTGCCCCAGGCGGGCCCGCAACGGCTCTTCATCGACTCCAAGGCCGAGATCGCCATCTACGGCGGCGCGGCCGGCGGCGGGAAGACCTGGGCGCTGCTCCTGGAGGCGCTGCGGCATGTGGAGGTGGAGCGCTTCTCCGCCGCCGTCTTTCGCCGCACCACGGTGCAGGTGCGCAATCCCGGCGGGCTGTGGGACGAGAGCCTGAGGCTGTTTCCCAGCAAGGGCGGGGCGCCGTTCTCCGCCTCGCTGGAGTGGCGCTTCCCGAGCGGGGCGAAGATCAAGTTCGCCCATCTGGAGCACGAGAAGACGGTGCTCGACTGGCAGGGCGCGCAGCTGCCGCTGATCTGCTTCGACGAGCTGACGCATTTTTCCGCCGCCCAGTTCTGGAGCATGGTCGCGCGCAACCGCTCGCTGAGCGGGGTGAAGCCCTATATCCGCGCCACCTGCAACCCGGACGCCGGCAGCTGGGTGGCCGAGCTGATCGCCTGGTGGATCGATCCGGAAAGCGGCCTGCCGCTGCGCCGGCGGGCGGGTAAGCCGCGCTGGTTCGTGCGGGTGGGCGAGACCTTGGAGTGGGCCAGCAGCCGCGCCGCCCTGGTGCGTCGCCATCCGGGCATTCCGCCCAAGTCGCTGACCTTCATTCCAGCGCGGCTGGAGGACAACAACGCGCTCATCGCCGCCGACCCCGGCTACCGGGCCAACCTGCTGGCCCTGCCCCGGGTGGAGCGCGAGCGGCTGCTGCACGGCAACTGGAAGATCCGCGCCTCGGCGGGCCTGCTGTTCAACCGCGCCTGGTGCCAGGTGGCGGACGCCGCGCCCGCCGGACTGGTGGTCAAGCGCGGCTGGGACCTGGCGGCGACGCCGAAAACCGAGAGCAACGACCCGGACTGGACCTGCGCGGTGAAGATCGGCCGCGCCGCCGACGGACGGTTCTTCGTGCTGGACCACCGGCGCATCCGCGCCAGTCCGGCCGGGGTGCAGCGGTTCCTGACCAACACCGCGGCCGAGGACGGCCCGGCGGTGGAGATCGCCCTGCCGCAGGACCCCGGCCAGGCCGGCAAGTCGCAGGCCGCCGCCCTGGTGCGGGCGCTGGAAGGCTATGTGGTGCGCGCCTCGCCCGAGAGCGGGGACAAGGTGACGCGGTTCGGGCCGTTCTCGGCCCAGGCCGAGGCGGGGAACGTGTTCGTGCTGCGCGGGGCCTGGAACGAGACCTGGTTCTCCTCCCTGGAAGCCTTCCCCGACGCGCGCCACGACGACGAGGCCGACGCCACGGCCCGCGCTTTCGGCGCGTTTTTCACGGGCCTCGCGAGTGCGGGGTTTCTGGAGATGGCGCGGGAGGATTTGGCTCAAGTGTTGGGCGGCTTGTAGGTTATCCTTCATGCCCCAAGGGGTTTGGGTCGCCGACGCACCTGCCTTTCCCGCCCCTAGTCTTTTCTTAGGGGTGGTGGTGGTGGGGGAGGAGGTGGTGGTGGACTCTTTTGGACGCGACCGTGTTCATGGGAACGATCGGTTGGCGGCGGTGGCGGCGGCGAATACGGAGGATCACCCTTGGAACCAGCCATTGAGCCCTCCCCAAGAGACAAGGCAAAGCAAGCAGCCTACAGACTCACCGAGCCAGTATCGACCATGGTGGTGGAGCTTGCCCAAGAGAAGGTGCGGAGTCTACAACTCTCGGGGGCGGCTCTTGACCAACGAGCGACCCAGGCCGCTGCCTTTCTCCTGGCCGCCGCCGCGCTCGCCGGATCGCTTCTCGCGGTCGAGACGGCCGGAAGCCAAACAAAGCTATTCGCCGCTATGTCATGCGCATTCTTCGTGATCGGGGCCGCATGCGCCTTTTCTGGCGTGCGGTCTGGCAAGCAGAATGTTCCAGGTATCGAAGCTTCCTGGTGGTGGGCGGCCACTAAATTGGAGAAATTCGAAATTGCGGACGCCAGAAGCTGGGCGGCTGGTTATTTTGAAGATGCTGTTGCATTCAACATCAAGGAAGACAGAAACCGGTCCAAGGGACTGAACGCCAGTCTTTGGTTCGGATTGATCGGCGGTGGATTCGTCACTTTAGCTGCCTTCAGTCGACTTTGGAACTGATGCAGCGCTCGCGGCTGTTCGACGCATAGCCATTTCATTGTTACGGGCCGCCGCCGGGAGTTGGCACCAGCCCTTCGCTTGTTGGCCTACGTTAACTCGGTTGAGGGCGTGTGGGCAGTCCTGTAGCGCCAAATCATCGGCATTCGCCACTGGGTCAGCCTCAAGCAACTTTCCCGCTATGTCGATGAGATGTCGTGGCGCTACAATCGACGGGAAATGGCGAAGGCGAGCGCTCCAACGCCGTTATCGCGGGCACGGGGCCAGTTGACCTACAAGGCGCAGATTGCATGACGGAGAAGCGCAAGAAGGAGCCGAAGGTCATGCCCTTCAAAGAGTCCTTGGCGCGGTTTATCCGCACCGATCCCAAGGAGCTTGCTGAAAAGATCGCCAAGGACGTGCTAGACGGTCAGAAGCGCGTAGAGAAACGTATTAAGGAAACGCGCCAGGAGATCGAAGATGGCGCGCGCCCGCGAAAAGGCCGATTCCGTTTGTGACTTCCTGTATGTCGATGCGCGGCGCATCGGGGTACTGATTTCTCAGCTAGACGGAGGGAACAACGGCGTTCTCACTGAGATGCTACGTCAGGCCGGAACCTCCTCTGAGGCAACCGGCGCTTTGAGCGTAGCGGTTGTCAAGGGCGACTATAAGGAAGGTGAAAATCTAACCCTTATTCGAAAATTCGACCCTCAATGGCTAGCGCCCCTTAGATTTCTTGATCTTGCGCAAGATTTGATCGAGAGAGATATCTCTAATGCTTCATTGGGACAGATAATAATTTGCCAGGGTAGCGTAGCTTTCCATGACTACCGGCTGCTTCTCGAAGTATTGAAAGACAGGGCAATCCGAGGTAGAATCACTAATGACGCGAATACAGATTATATCCAGACCATAAACAATCTGGGCGTCACAACAGAAGAGTATAATAAAAAGAATGCTGCGGATAAGCAGAAATTGCGAAAGCAGGCCGCTGAGTTGATATGGGGCGTGGTCACCTCCCTGCCTCTACGTCCGCAGATGGTTTTAGAGGGCGAGCATGGTCGAATTTGGGGAGTGCTTCGCGAGGAGGGAATGATTATGTCGTACGACGAGCTTGCGATCACTCATGGGCCCACAATTCCCGGCGAGTGGACTGTAGTTGGTTTACTCGACGCTCGGCGCGACCCGCCCCCGGAGGAGGCCCCGGCGGCCGTTCCTACTGCTGAGGAAGCGGTGCCGAATGCGCCGGCCATTACTAGCCCCGAAGGTCTGACCAGGGCCTCAGGCGGAGTGTCTGGAATGATTAGAAAGATCGTCGGGAGACCAGCAGACACGTACGCTGTGACGCCACTCATGATCTACCGAACCTTGCCGACCAAATAAGGTCAGACTCGAATATAGGTCCCTCCAAAAGCAGTGGCCGACGAGAATCCTTTCTGTTGAAACTACCCAATCCTCGCTGCATGCTTGGGGTCCGGCGCTGGCGAGTGTTGCAGCCAAATTCGAAGCCGCCCTCATAGGCGCGCTCTGAAGCGTCGATCGGTGGCAGCAATAGCGGCACCTCCTAAAAACACCATCCAGGAGTGATCCATGCCCCCATCCGGCGGTTTCCGCACGTCCATGTCCTGGCAGGCGCAGTACGGTCCCCTGGGGCCGGCAGTGTCGGCGGCGACGTTTTCGCCTGGCCAGCCGCTGGCGCCGCCGCAGGCCGAGCCGGTGCGGGTGTGGGATTTCCCGGTGGGGGTCAACACCAGCATCACGCCCCGGGCCAGCGAGCCCTTCGGGTTCGGGCATCTGCGGGCCTTCGCCAATGTGGAGCTGGTGCGGCTGGCGATCGAGACGCGGAAGGACCAGTTGGAGGCGCTGAACTGGCGGTTCGCGCCGGTGGCGGGGGCCGCGAGCGGCGGTGCGACGGAGGCGGCCCTGGCCGGGCTGACGCGGTTCTGGCGCCGGCCGGATGGGGTGAATGCGTTCGCGACCTGGCTGCGCCTGGCGGTGGAGGACCTGCTGGCGATCGATGCGCCGGCGTTCGAGCTGCGGCGCGATCGGGCCGGGCGGCTGATCGGGCTGGATGTGGTGCCGGGCGATACGATCAAGGTGCTGGTGGACGAGACCGGCCGGGCGCCCCTGCCGCCGGAGCCGGCCTATCAGCAGATCATCAAGGGCCGGGTGTGGGCCGACCTCACCACCGACGACCTGCTCTATGCGCCGCGCAACCGGCGGCCGGGCCATGTGCTGGGCTTCTCGCCGGTGGAGCAGATCGTGGTGACGATCCAGACCCTGGTCAGCCGCCAGGCCGCCCAGCTGGCCTATTTCACCGAGGGCAATGCGCCGGCGGGCCTGCTGAATGCGCCGGAAGGGTGGGGGCCCAGCCAGATCCGCGAGCTGCAGCTGTGGCTGAACGCCCAGCTGAGCGGCCAGCCCTCCGAGCGGGCGCGGCTGATCTGGACGCCGGCCGGCGCGCGCTACCAGGCGCTGAAGGACCCGCCGCTGAAGGACGACTTCGACGAGTGGCTGGCGCGGATCGTGGCCTTCGCCTTCTCGCTGCCGCCGACGCCGTTCGTGCGGCAGATGAACCGCGCCACCGCCGGCGAGGATCAGGATCGCAGCGTGGAGGAGGGCCTGGCGCCGCTGAAGCTGTGGGTGAAGCGGCTGATCGACGAGGTGAACGCCCGCGAGTTCGGCGTCACCGGCCTGGAATTCGCCTGGGAGGATGCGCCGCAGGTGGACGCGGTCCAGCAGTCCGAGATCGACGACCGGGGCCTGCGCAACGGCTCGGCCACCATCAACGAGGTGCGCGCGCGTCGCGGGCTCGGCCCCGTGCCGGGCGGCGAGACGGCGCGGATCTATGGCGCCGCCGCCGCGCCGCTCGCGTCCGCCGCAAATCCGCAACCTGGAGCCTGACCGCGTGCGCCTCTACGGCGAACTGACCAAGATCGAAGACCAGCCCGACGGCACGCTGAAGGTCTATGGCGTGGCCTCGAGCGGGACTCGCGACGAGGCCGGCGAGATCGTCCGGCCGGAGGCGATGAAGGCGGCCCTGCCGGACTATGCCCGCTATCCGGCGCTGCGCGAGATGCACCAGCCCTCGGCGGCCGGGCGCACCCTGGAGGCCGACGTGGACGCGGACGGGGCGACCCGGATCGTGGCGCACGTGGTCGATCCGGTGGCGGTGGCCAAGGTGAAGTCCAAGACCTATTCCGGCTTTTCCATCGGCGGCAAGGTGCTGGCGCGCGATCCGGCCGATCCGACGGTGATCACCAAGATCCGGCTCAGCGAGATCAGCCTGGTGGACCGGCCGGCCAATCCCGAAGCGGTGATCGATCTGTGGAAGGCTGATGTGGCGGAGGTTGCGGCCACGCCGGACAACGCGGCGGTGAAGGATCGCGCCGCGGCCATGGCCAGGGCCGCCGGGCGTCCCGGCGCCTGGAAGGACTATGTGGCCAAGGCTCGGGCCGCGCTGCTGGACGAGGCGGCGCCGGCCGAGGCCGATGGCTCGCAAGACGAAGCGGATGATACGGACGACGAGGAATCCGGCGACGAACCCGATGACGCGCCGGACGCCGACGATCCTGACGACGCCGAGCCCGCGAACGACGATCTGGCGGGGCGGCTGGCCGCGCTGCTCGGCGTGGATCCGGCGACCTTGCAGGCGGCGCACGACGCCCTGACGGCGCTGGGCGCGGCCTGCGATCCGGCCAATTGCCCCGAGCTGGAGAAGGCGTTGTTCGACGACGACCTGGCCAAGGCCCTGCCGCGGCTGGAGGCGCTGGAACGTCGGCTGGAGACCCACTCGGCGATGATCGAGCGCCTGGCCGCCGCGCCCGCGCCGCCCAAGACCGCCGCCGGCGCCCACGCGCGCGCGATCGGCAAGGCGGAGGACGCCGACCCACCGACGGCCGCCGACCGGCTCAGCCCGGCCGAGGCGCAGCAGGCCTTCGCCGCCCTGACGCCGGACGAGCGGGCGCATCTGCTGATGAAGGCGGCGCTGCGGTCGCCCATCGCGGTGGGCTGAGCCGTCAGGTTTTTGGGGGGGCGAGAGCCCCCTCCACCGCTTCGCGGTCCCCCTCCCCCAAGGGGGGAGGAGAGCGAAAGGCACGGCGTCGAATCTCCTCCCCCACAGGGGGAGGGGGACCCCGCAGGGGTGGAGGGGGCTCTCGCCGCCGCCGCCACCCATCCATTTTTCACCACCTCTCGCGGTCCACGCGGCCGCTTCGCCATGCCCCGACAGAAGGAGCATCCCCGATGATTCACGCCCACTCGCCCGACGACCTCAAGAAGGACTTCGTCCAGGCCATGTCCCGCCCCAGCGAGGACATCGCCCGCACCATTCTGGCCCAGGCCGGGGTCGATCCGGATCGGTTGGAGAAGTCCATCTCCACCGCCACCGGCCTCGTCGCCTACGACCTGCAGGCGCCGGCCAAGAACCTCTATCCGACCTCCACGCCGCTCCGGAACCGGGTGCCGCGGGTGAGCGGTGCGGGCGGCACGGCGACCAACTGGCGCCAGGTGAGCTCGCTGATCGGTTCGGGCTACGACTCGATCGGCTGGGTGGCCGAGGGGCAGCGGGCCGGCCAGATGAGCTATTCCACCGCCAGCAAGTCGGCGTCGTACGTGACCCTCGGCGAGGAAGACTCGGTGACCTTCGAGGCGATCAACGCCGCGGTGGGCTTCGAGGACATCCAGGCCACCATGGCCATGCGCCTGCTGCAGAAGACCATGCTGAAGGAGGAAATGGCGATCCTGGCGGGCAACAACTCCTTGGCGCTCGGCACGCCGGCGACGCCGGCCCTGGCGGCGGCGGGCTCGGGGGCCACCCTGCCGTCGGCCACCTATTCGGTGATCGTGGTGGCGCTGACCCTGGAGGGCTATCGCAACTCGTCGCTCGCCGGTGGGGTGGCGACCTCCAAGACCGTCACCGGCGCGGACGGCAAGACCTTCACGGTCAACGGCGGCTCGTCGATGAAGTCGTCCAACGCCACCCAGGCGGTGACGCTGGGCCAGACCCTGTCGGCGACGGTGACGGCCCTGCAGGGCGCGGTGGGCTACGCCTGGTACGTGGGGACCGCCGGGTCGGAGACGCTGCAGGCGATCACCACGATCAATTCGGCCACGTTCGCCGCGCCGCTCGCCGGCGGTCAGCAGGCGGCCACCGCGATCACGGCGGACTCCTCGACCAATTCGCTCGGGTTCGACGGCCTGCTGACCACGGCGCTCAAGTCCGGCAGCAACGCCTATGTCAATGCGCTCGCCACCGGCACGGCGGGGGCGGGGACCACGCTGACCGCCTCGGGGCGCGGCTCGGTGAACGAGATCGACGCCATGCTGCAGGCGATGTGGGACAGCTATCAGGTCTCGCCGACGGTGCTGTTCGTCAACAGCCAGCAGCTGCGCAACATCACCGACAAGGTGCTGTCGTCGGGCTCGGGGCCGCTGCTGAGCTACCGTCAGGACCCCGATGGCGGCGGCTACCAGCTCGACGCGGGCGGGGCGATCTCGACCTATTACAATCCCTTCCTGCTGGACGGCGGCCTGCGCATCCCGGTGAAGATCCACCCCTTCGTGCCACCCGGGACGATCATCGGCTGGGCGGAGAACCTGCCGGCGCAATACCAGTCCTCGGAGGTGCCCAACGTGGCCGAGGTGAAGTGCCGCCAGGACTACTACGCCATCGACTGGCCGCCGGTGACCCGCCAGCGGCAGAAGGGCGTCTATGTCGAGGAGGTGCTGGCGGTCTATGCGCCGTTCGCCATGGGCGTGATCACCAACATCGCAAAGGGGTGAGGGCGGCGCCGTAGCGGG